TAGACGGTAAAACACAGTACACTGAAGGTATACATGAGTGACGAACTAAAACAACTCCACAACGAGGTAGCAAAAGAGCTACTCCTCCGCATTAAAAGTGGAGAAGCAAAGCCAGCAGACCTAGCAGTGGCAGTGAAGTTCCTCAAAGACAACGAGATCACTGCATTACCACTGAATGAGAACCCTTTACACCAACTAATGAACAATATGCCTTTTCCAACCCAAATGGAGTTAGATGAAGCAAGAAGAGGAAACTGAGATCATGAAAAAAGAGTCACAGAAGCAGCGTGAACACAGAATCAGTTACCAGGAAGCAATGGGAATGCGTGGTATGCACTACGACAGGTTTTACCATGAAGATTTGGAAAGGGAAAAAGCACTAATCAAGATTCGAGGAGGACAGTAATGCCACAGTTAGACGGTAAGGAGTATTCTTACGATAAGAAGGGTATGGGTGAGTATAAGAAAGCGATGAAGAAGAAGAGAAAAAAGAAGATGACTCCAAAGGATAATTTAAAGATACAGAACAGTTATGGGTAAGGATAAACTTAAAGTCCCTGCTGATAGAAAATTTACTATGAGTCCAGAGTGGAAAAAGGCTTATAAAGAACTTATGAATCGATATTCAACTTTTGAAGCTCAATCTGCAAATAAAGACATAAATAGAGAAGGAAAATTTTGGAGTGCAGCAGAAAAAGCTGAAAGAATAGAAGTTGCTAAACAGCGAATAGAAAGAGATAAAAATCGATGGAAAACTGAAAGTCTTCCAAAGATAAAAGACGCTATAAAAGAATGGGACAAAAGCCAAAAGCAAAAGTCATCTCCCAAGAAAAAACTTAAAGCAAACAAAAAACCTGTATACGCATGAACCAACTGGAAGACTTCAGGAACTACCTATTCTTATGCTGGAAACACCTGAATCTTCCAGATCCTACACCAGTACAGTATGACATAGCTGACTATCTACAAAACTCACCAAAACGTGCAGTTGTTGAAGCATTTAGAGGAGTGGGTAAATCCTACATCACCAGTGCTTATGTCACATGGAGATTGTTAAAAGATCCTGAAACAAAAGTGCTGGTGGTATCCGCAAGTAAGATTCGTGCAGATGACTTTAGTACATTTACCCAGAGATTGATCTCAGAACTGCCTGTGCTGCATCATTTACGATCACGGGAGGGACAGAGGCAGTCTAAAGTTTCTTTCGATGTCGGCCCTTCTAAGGCTTCCCACAGCCCTTCTGTAAAAAGTGTAGGAATTACAGGTCAGTTATCAGGGTCCAGAGCAGACTTGATCGTAGCAGACGATGTGGAAGTACCAAATAACAGTATGACACAGACTATGAGAGACAAGCTGAGTGAGGCTGTAAAGGAGTTTGATGCTGTACTCAAACCAGATGGAACTATAGTGTACTTAGGCACACCGCAAACTGAAATGTCACTGTATGAAACACTTCCAGATAGAGGATACGAGACACGGATCTGGCCTAGTAGATACCCCACACACCAGCAGCTTCTCAGGTATAATAATCGTTTAGCACCTTTTATACAGGAGAAACTAGAAAAGGAAAACAAGGAAGGAGATCCTACAGATCCACTTAGGTTTGATGATGAGGATCTTCTTGAACGTGAATTATCGTATGGTCGTTCTGGGTTTAACCTACAGTTTCAACTGGACACCTCACTGTCAGATGCAGATCGATACCCATTGAAACTGAGTGATCTCATTATTATGGCTTGTGACGACACAACAGCACCTGAAAAACCTGTGTGGAGTCGTGATGGTAATAATAAGATTACAGACCTGCCGAATGTAGGACTTCCTGGGGATTCATATTACGGTCCTGAGACAAAGTTAGGAGATTGGCTACCGTACACTGGCAGTGTCATGGCAGTAGACCCTAGTGGGCGAGGAAAAGACGAATGCGGTTATGCTGTCGTTAAGATGCTAAACGGATACCTCTATGTCACAGAATGCGGTGGAATCCAGGGAGGATACAATGAAAGTAACCTCAGAGCATTGTCAGTCATAGCAAAACGTAATGCTGTGAATATGGTAATTATTGAAAGTAACTTTGGAGATGGGATGTTCATGGAACTGTGGAAACCAGTACTCCTGAAAATCTATCAGGTGACAATGGAGGAGATACGTTCTAATGTACAAAAAGAAAGACGTATATGTGACACAATTGAACCTGTGATGAATTCTCATAGGTTAGTCATTGATCCTAAAGTTATTGAAAATGACTATAAGACTGTGCAACATTATCCTGCTGAGTTACAGTGTAAGTACATGCTGATGCATCAAATGACTAGGATTACCAGGGATAAAGGTGCTTTGACACATGATGACAGGTTAGATGCACTGGCTATGGCTGTGAAGTACTGGGTTGATCAGATGGCTGCTGATGCAGACGTTGAAATACAGGATAGAAGAGATGAGTTATTCGATATGGAATTGGAGAAGTTTGTGAATGGTATAATGGGGCAGCAAGGCGTTGAAAATACACAGCTTACGTGGATGAAAGTGTAACGGTGGGTATGAAAGGGCCATTCTCAGTAGGGCTGGGTTAAACTTATATTATAATACTGTTACTCTGCCTATCCGGCTAGTTTCTATACACCACTGAGTCCGGCTGTGTACGACATAGACTCTTCACCAAAGAGTTTTAAAACCATAGAGTATAAATATTTAGAGAAAAAATATCAGGGGGTATAGCGATGTGACGGTCGAAGGCTTCCCCCCTTTCCATTTTTTTACTTTTTTCGCCATTTTTCCGCTTTTTATTGCGTATCTTGTTGATTTTATTGATGATTCAGTAGATATGGGATCTATTTTCGCTGTTTTGGGTAGTCATTTAATGATTTAGCTTGCCTTTTCATCTCTGTTTCTGTATTTTTGTTTATCTATGCATTTTTTTTGTCAATAATATCAATACTTTACGGCTATCACATTGATATTGTTGAAGATCTTTTTTCTTGACTTGTTCATCCACTTGTGAGATCATCTTGTCAGTCAAATTGATTGATTCAATTTTAATTCATTTTAATTTTTTACTTGACAAATTAAATCACTTATGAGATGATATTAAACATGACGAAAGCACGGCATTCGATCCCATCGATTTGGGCATGACCGAGAAAGTCATAGTATATATGTATCATTAAAACAGTGATTGAAAAAAGTCTTGACAAATTAAATCGAATGTGAGATAATTCAATCAGTGAGTTAAAACAGTAACAGTAAAAGGTAAAAATGCAATGGTTCACTGCTACCATCGATGATGGTATAGATGAACATAGCTTCAACTCAAAGTTGGATGCCATGATTCATGTAGGTGCAGATAAATGTAAAAGAGAAGCAAAGCAAATCTACTGTTATGTAGATTCAAGCGGAAGATCTCATTTTATCGGTACAAAGACAGGACTATGGATCATTGGGTTTGATGTCAATGAAATTTAAGTCTTGACAAATTGACCTGTATGTGAGATAATATCACATACAGTAAAAATAGAGACAGAACATGACAGAACAAACTTATGAAGTTCTGCCAGTTCCAAGCTCAAAGGTTCCAGTAAAGACTCAATCGTTCCGTAATACTACGATTGAACCTGTAATGAATGTGAAAGCATTCATGAACTGGAAGCAGAATGAAGAATGGAAGAAAGCCATTGATCGTAATGGCAAGAAATCCAGGATCAAAGGAACTGACCAGAAAAAACCTAGATCCATTCGTAGGAATGGTGAGACTATTGTGATCCAAGCGGTCACAGTAGAAAATGACAAGACCGTTCCAAAATGGGAAGCGGAAGGATATGAATCATACAATGATTACATCCAATGCAGAGTACATAGAGGAAAATATAGGTCTTGACATATTGCATCACATGTGAGATAATACTACTCACAGTTAAAGGAGTATATGAAAGTCTTTTTAATAGGCTCACTCCTAATCGCATCAGCAGTTTCAACATCAGCATACGTGCTGATAAATGAGATTGACAAGCGTAGGGATTGGAGCGAGTCAGTACAACCAGCAGACTGCATTAGCAGGGCAGTGAGATTGAATTGGGATTATTTCTCAAAACAATCTCAAAGAAATCTAAATGCAGACTGTAAGAAATAGCACTGTGATGACCGTGGGTGAACCTAGCTACGAGAGCATCACATCCTGTAAGGGTGAGCCTTACTACACGTGAATGACTGTAAATCAGTTATGTGTAGATGCGAATCCTGCCAGTAGTCACAGTGCTTTACTAACATTCAAATCGGAGCAGTATGAAAGTAGATTTGGAACAAAAATACAAAATGGCAGAAACACTCTTTGAAAAGTGTATCTACCATTCGGAATACGCTACCAGTGAACGTATCCGAAAAGAAGCAGATAAATGGTTTGATGAACTGTCAAAACTAGAAAATGAAATGTCAAAGCTTTAATAACATTCAAATCTGAAAGGTGTATATGCCAGAACCATATAACCATCGTCAAAAGAATGTTGATAGTTTTCTTAAAAACTTGAAACAACTTGAGGATGAAGAATCAGCTTTAAATAAGCATGTAGATTTATTCTACACCTTAATAAGAACTAATCCGCATTATGCTTTAGATGATGTTAAAGACCTAGAAGTATGGTTTAGGGATAAAGTACATACAGAACGGTATTGGTTGAATGAAAGTAGGGATGATATGAAGAATAGAATTATGGATGAATTAAAGGAGTAACATGGCACACGGTTTCCAGCAATGGCCTATTTGGAACATCATTAACTCTTGTGCTTACGCTGATAAGCCTGGGAGTTCAATGGGTAACAAATCATACGGCATAAAAGAACACGGTGAAGTAGAAGTCAGAGTAGGTACAAGTAGAAGGAATAGTCATAAGTTCCTAGAAACTAAACTTACTCACAGAAGAATAGATGAAAATACTCAAAGTTTTCGATTCTATGTGAACGGTGAAGTCTTAAAGGAAGCTATCTTAAAGAAGGGTAGTGATGAACTTGAATGGGTAAAGGCATAACATGCATTGGGATAGATTCGACATAGTAGAAGCTCATTATGCACATGCAATGGATTGGCATGGTGGTATGAGATCCAAGCTATATGAGAAGATGTGCAGAATTAGTCAATACTTCAAACCATCACCTTTATGGATGGGATACAGGTCATTGACAGACAACGGTAAAGAGATTTACCAAGCATTAGAGAAAAAGCATGATTGA